CCTACTGATCTGGAGTCGAGAAATGTACGGCAGTGCCTTGGGATGGGAGTGGTTTGTCGAGACTGTTCCACATTGTGAACTCTTCCTAGATATTGATCATTCGAATAAACAGTATAATGTCCAGCTCCTCCACGTTTCTGTGGTGTTTAACAGGAGGATCAATGGAAAATCTGTCTACCGCTCTGGGGATTCTTAGCAATTTGAGGGAAATTGACCCGAATATGCCGGTATCCGAGGCGCTTTCTCTTCTCTTAATTGCCAAGTATGACGGAATAAGTCTGAAAGATCTTGCAAGTAAAGCTGATGTGGGAATGGCCTCTGCATCAAGATATGTTCGGGTCTTTTCTTTAGAATTGGGCGTTGTTACTGCAAAAGAAGATCCTGATGAACGGCGCAAGAAGGTAATATCACTCACGCCTAAGGGAAAAGTTATGATTAAGAAGATATTGGAGGCTAAACATGCCTATATATGAGCGTGGGAATACGTTTCTACTGTCTGTTGGCAGTGGAGATTCTCGTATACGGAAGTCATTCAAGACCAAGATTGAAGCTGAGAAAGCTGAACGTGCATTCAAGGCTGCAATGGATGGCACCGTAGAGCTGCCTCAGAAGCTCCAGAAGGCCACCAAAGGCAAGACCCCTACTCCTACCATGCAGAATGCCTTCGACCTCGCTATGACCGATGTATGGTCTCAGAATCGAAGCCTGACCTGTGTCCGTGTGGGTACTAGGGTGCTGGCCTCCATGGGTGCAGACACCAAGGTCAAGGATGTCACCACCTCTTTGATCCGTGAGCTGATCGAGGAGTGGGAGGATGCCGGGAATACTGGTGGCACAGTCAATACCAAACTCTCGGCTATCTCGGTGATGCTGAAGTGTGCGGCTGATGAAGGTTGGATCGAGGCACTGCCTAGGATCAAGCGTAGGTCACCCGGAGAGCACCGTATCCGGTGGATGGACTTCAATGAGGAACTCAAAGCTTTGAACCTCTGCGACCAGCTCGGACTGCTGGCACTGAAGGACTACATTCAGGTGGCTATCGACACAGGGTTCCGGAAGATGGAGCTGCTGGGTTTCAAGGTGAAGGAATACCACCATGGTATGCTCCACCTGCACCCTCAGGAGACCAAGACTGCCAAGCCCAGGTCGATCCCGGCTACCTCCAGAGTGCATGACATCATCCAGAAGAGGAGCAACTACGCTCGGCTGTTTGATGACCTGACCCCATGCCAGCTCAGGGATCAATGGGACTTCATTCGGAATGCCATGGGCATGAAGGAAGACACCCAGTTCGTGGTCCACATGATGCGCCACACCTGTGCCTCAAGGCTGGCTATGCAGGACAAGTCTGCCAAGTTCATTCAGGACTGGATGGGCCACTCTTCACCCTTGACCACTGCGAAGTACATGCACTTGGCACCGGGGAAACTGAAGGAAGGTGCAGAAGCTCTGGACCAGTATCGCAATGGCTTCCAGCCCATGCTAAAGGTGGTGTGACAACTGTGACACCTAGTGACACCTGTCATGTTTATCCAGGTGACACATTTTCGGAATATGCTTATGATTTCAGATATTTAAGACACGTTATCGAACTGCAAATCCTTGCACCCCGGTTCGATTCCGGGCGAGGCCTCCAGAGTTCTCCTCCCTGTTTTAGCAGGGGGGAGACCACAGGCCCCCAGAGATCCCCAGAGCTAACCCACTGAAAAACCGAAAGGTATTGTCGGTAATCAGATTCCTCTTGATCAACTGTTGCATATCTGGAATAGTTCAGGTATAACAAGGGTTTAGAACAGAGGGAGAATTAAGCTGTGACAACTGTGACAACTAATGTGTCACACCGTTCGTGTGTCGTTCCTTTTATTGCACAATTGGATAGGGAGAAGGAGGATCTAAAGATAACCATAGATGTCTATAGACAACCTAGGATACTCTCAGAGTATCTCTGTAATAATAACCTAGTATATAACCTAATAAAGACCTACTCTATGACTACTAAAGACAACCTACAGGATGACCTAATGTCTCTTCAGCTTCAACTAGAAGAGGAGATGACAAAGAGAGGGGTGGAGAAATACTTCAGAGATGTTTCTAAGGCTGTCGAATCTGGTCGGGAGGAAGGGACGGCCTATGGTCAAGCTATTCTCTCAGGGAAGCTTGATGTCTTGGCTCAGGCCATCCAAGAGTGGAAGCTTGAGACATCCAAAGGGAACGCCTCCAGGTGGGCTATCGCTTACAATCTGGTCAAGGATGTCGATAACCACACACTGGCCTTCCTGACCCTCAAGAACGTCCTAGCGGGGATCTCTGGCCTCCGTACCCTCCAGTTCGTGGGTGTGGCTATCGGCACCGCTATCGAGGATGAGCTGCGGTTCTCCATGATCCGGGAGGTCGAGAAGAAGAAGTACGAGAAGATCATCAGGGGTGCCAAAAAGAGAAGCAGCTACCACTACAAGCATATCTATGCCGTCCGTCAGGCTGAGCGGATAGACGAGTGGAAGAAGTGGGTGAGGACTGACCGTCTGCACCTTGGGATCAAGATGCTGGACATCCTGATGGCTACCCTAGGGCTGGTCGAGATCACCCACCAGAAGGTCGAGAAGAACCAGAGCGTGAAGTACGTCCGTGCTCTGCCTGAGACCCTTGAGTGGATCGAGAAGAAGTCCGATGTCGCCTCCCTGCTCCGTCCTGTGTACGAGCCTATGGTGGTGCAGCCGAAGGACTGGAAAGACCCTTGGGAGGGTGGCTACCTCAGCTCCTACATCAAGCCCCTGAAGCTGGTGAAGACCAAGAGCCGTGCCTACCTCGATGAGCTGAAGCATACCGACATGCCCATCGTGTATGAGGCCATCAACACCCTCCAGCGGACAGCCTGGCAGATCAACTCTCAGGTCTACAAGGTGATGCAGGAGCTGTGGGAATCAGGTTCCACTCTGGGTGGTATGCCTCCCCGGAATGGGATTGACATGCCGGTGGTCCCTCATGACATCGAAACCAATGAGGAAGCGAAGCGGCTATACCGTATCGCCACAGCCAAGGCACACATGCACAACCTGTCCCTGACTGGTCAGCGCATTGCCTTTTCGATCACCCTGTCGATAGCCAAGCGATACGAGAAGTATCGTCGGCTGTTCATGCCTTACCAGATGGACTTCCGTGGTCGCATCTATGCCGTCCCTCACCTGAACCCTCAAGGGTCAGATGCAGCCAAGGGACTGCTGAGGTTCGCCAATGGCAAGCCTCTGGGTGAGGAAGGGTGGAAGTGGCTGGCTGTCCATGGGGCCAACACTGCTGGCTATGACAAGGTGTCCTTTGAGGACCGAGTGAACTGGGTATTGGAGAACGAAGATGAAATCCTACGAATTGCGGATGACCCTTACAGCCACCGAGGGTGGTGTGGTGCTGTCGGAAGTGTCGAGATCGACAAGCCTTGGCAGTTCCTTGCCTTCTGCTTTGAGTGGAAGGGATATCATGAACATGGAGAGACATTTGTCTCAAAGCTGCCAGTCTCTCTGGACGGAAGCTGCTCAGGCATCCAGCACTTCTCAGCGATGCTCAGAGATGCAGTTGGAGGAGCAGCCGTCAATCTGATACCTGCGGATCTTCCTCAGGATGTCTATCGGATGGTCGCTGACAAGGTGATGGAACAGGTGCAGGAGGATATGACCTCAGGTACCAACGATACCCTCTCCCATAACGATGATGGTGAGGCCTATGTGGTCGAAGGTACAAAGACCCTAGCCAAGCAGTGGTACCAGTTTGGTATCACCCGCAAGACCACCAAGAGATCCGTCATGACGCTGGCCTATGGCTCCAAGCAGTATGGCTTCAAGGAGCAGCTCATGGAGGACATCCTGAGACCAGCGAAGTATGCCTCCAAGGCAGGTGGTACCTTCCCCTTCTCAGGTGATGGCTACAAGGCAGCAGACTACATGTCCCGCCTGATCTGGCAGTCCGTGAACAAGGTGCTGGTGAAGGCTGCGGAGGCCATGAAGTGGCTCCAAGGTGCAGCCGCACTGGCAGCAGCAGAACACCTGCCAGTCAAGTGGACCACGGCTGTAGGGTTCCCTGTCATGCAAGCCTATGCCGATGTCAGCACACACCGTGTGATCACTGCCATCAATGGCAAGGCTGTGTACCTCACCATGTACAAGGACAAGGAGGATCTGGACCGCAGGAAGCAGAGCCAGGGTATCGCCCCAAACTTTGTTCACTCCTGTGATGCAGCCCACATGAAGCTGACCATCGTCAGGGCAAAGCAGGAAGGCATTACCAACTTTGCAATGGTGCATGACAGCTTCGGCACTACAGCCGGTGACATGGAGGTCATGTTCCGGGTGATCCGTGAGGCCTTCGTGGAGATGTACACCACGGTGGATGTGCTGGGAGAGTTCAGGTCAGAGATCTGGCAGCAACTTTCGGACAAGCAGAGGGACGAGCTGGCACCTCTTCCTGATTCAGGTACCTTGGATATCTCCGAGATCCTGAACAGCAAGTACTCTTTCGCCTAAACCGTTCCACTTTTGCAACATTTCCTTTCATTGCACAATTGGAATACCAGCCGGGAGAGGAAATGGAAGAGCATGAGTATGTCTCAGCCTTAGGGAAAGCAATTTCCCTTTGGCAACGAGGCGAGAAGATAACCCTAGACCTGTACAGCGAATTGATAGCTGACGGGTTCGATGTCTCCTCGCTGGAAAACCGATATTTCAACAAGGAGTTTTATGAGCAAGACGAATAAGCGTCCCCGCTATGTGACACCGGCAGGGATCGCTCAATACCCTTATCTGACTACCCCTGATACCAAGTTCAATCCTGATGGTGACTACAAGGTCAATCTTGAAATTGACCCTACTGAGATCACCACCTTTTTGGATGAACAGCACGAGGCAGCAGTAGCAGCAGCCAAGAAGGAAAACCCTGGCAAGAAGATCAAGGAAGGTGATGTCCCCTACTCAGTCAATGAGGAGACAGGCAAGGTCACAGTCCGCTTCAAGCTCAAGGCCAAGGTACATCCGAAGAACGGTGAGTCCTTCGACCAGCGTCCTGCCTTGTTTGATGCCAAAGGCAAGCCCCTTGGCAAGGATGTGAAGATTGGTGGTGGCTCCAAGATCAAGGTCTCCTACGAAGTCCTGCCTTACTACACGGCGATTGCCGGGGCTGGGATCTCGCTGCGACTGAAGGCAGTCCAGGTGATTGATCTTGTCGAGTACTCAAGCGGTGGCAGTGGCGAGTCCTATGGCTTCGGCAAAGAGGAAGGCTACGAGGCTACCGAAGAACCCACAAACGACTTTACTGATGAATCGCAAGCCGAAACCCACGACTTCTAAACGTCTGACGGCTAGGCAAGTTTCGCTAAAGTATGGCTTTCGCTCAGGATTGGAAGAAGCAATAGCCGAGAGCCTCACCTCTAAGGGGGTGAGGTTCACTTACGAAGAAACAGTTATCCCCTATGTCAAGCCAGAGAAGCCAGCGAAGTACACTCCTGACTTCAAGCTACAGAACGGAATTATCATCGAGAGTAAGGGCCGGTTCCTCACTGAGGATAGGCAGAAGCACCTTCTGATTCAGAAGCAGTGGCCCCTCCTCGATATCCGATTCGTATTCAGCAGCTCCAAAGCCAAGATCTCAAAACGATCCAAGACTACCTATGCGGATTGGTGTGAGAAGCATGGCTTCCTCTATGCAGACAAGGTGATACCAGATGCTTGGTTGAACGAATAACTTATGACTTATATCGCTAAGACACGAAACCGCACTCGCACTGACTACATTGCAATTCACTGTAGTGCCACAAGCGAGAAGCTGGATATTGGTGCAGCAGACATTGATCGCTGGCACCGGAAGCAAGGTTGGGACTGTATCGGATATCACTATGTGATCCGGCGTGATGGTACCCTTGAGGTGGGCCGTGAGGAGAAGAAGATTGGCTCCCACGTTTCAGCGTACAATGCTGTTGCACTAGGCATTTGCCTCGTCGGTGGTGTTGATGCTGACGATGTGAAGAAGGCTGAGAACAATTACACCCCAGCCCAGTTTCAGACTTTGAAGAAGCTCCTCAAAGAACTGAAGACACGGTACCCGAAGGCCATCATTCAGGGTCACCGGGATTTTCCTAAGGTTGCCAAGGCCTGTCCCTGCTTCGATGTGAAGGAGTGGGTCAAGGCCGAAAAGATTTAGACCACAAATATTTTTAGGACTTTATGGAACAAGCAAAGGACGAGAGTACATTTCTGAAACATATACCCTGTGAGAACTGTGGCTCGTCCGATGCCAATTCCTTGTACTCGGATGGTCACACCTTCTGCTTCTCCTGCAATACCCACACCCAGAACGGTGGTACTTCTGACTATGTGCCGACAAAACGGAATGATGGTCTGATCTCAGGGGAGTACCAAGACCTGAGCAAGCGCAAGATCCGTGAGGATACCTGCCGCAAGTTTGGCTATCAGATGGGTGAGCATAAGGGGAAGTTGGTACACATTGCCCCCTACTATGATGCCTCAGGCACCATGGTTGCCCAGAAGATCCGTGGTGCAGACAAGAACTTCTATGTCCTTGGTGACATCAGCAAGGCCCAGCTCTTCGGAGCGAACCTCTGGAATGGTGGCAAGAAGATTGTTGTTACTGAAGGGGAGATTGATGCGCTCACGGTATCTCAGGTTCAAGGCAACAAGTGGCCGGTTGTCTCTATCCCAAACGGAGCACAGGGAGCAGTTAAGGCTGTCAAGAAAAACCTCGAATACCTTCTGCATTTTGACGAAATCATCTTCATGTTTGATATGGATGAACCTGGGCAGAAGGCAGCTAAAGAATGCGCGGAGCTGTTTGAGGGAGGCAGAGCTAAGGTTGCCTCACTACCGTTTAAGGATGCGAACGAGTGTCTTCAAAGTGGGAAACCAGAAGATATTATTCAAGCGATATGGAACGCTAAGACCGTCCGTCCTGATGGTATTGTCTCAGGGTTAGACCTCTGGGAAGAGGTAGCCAACAATGAGGTTGTCCCTGCTATCCCCTATCCATGGGGAACACTCAATGACCTGACCCACGGTGCTCGTAAGGGTGAGCTGGTTACCCTCACAGCAGGATCAGGTGTCGGTAAGAGTGCGGTAGTACGAGAGATTGCTCACCATCTCCTGAAGCAGGGAGAGACTGTGGGCATGATCATGCTGGAAGAGAACCCTAAGCGTACAGCTCTGGGCCTAATGGGAATTGAACTAGACAAACCCCTCCACCTTTCCAGGGAGGGTGTATCCAATGACGAACTTAGAAAAGCTTTTGACGCTACTGTTGGTAGTAGCCGTGTGTTCCTCTATAACCACTTTGGTTCTAGCGATATTGACAATCTTATTTCCCGAATCCGCTACCTTGCCAAGGGCTGCGGATGTAGTTGGATTATCCTCGACCACCTCAGCATTGTCGTATCTGGCCTTGGTGACGGGGATGAGCGAAGACTGATCGATAACGCTATGACCTACCTCCGTACACTTGTCGAAGAGACAGGCGTGGGCATGTTCCTCGTGTCACACCTACGGAGACCTGAGGGTGACAAGGGTCATGAGCAAGGAGCTAGGACATCTCTGTCTCAGCTCAGAGGCTCACACTCGATTGCCCAGCTCAGTGACATGGTGATTGGCCTGGAGCGCAATCAGCAGGGCAAGAACCCCAACGTGACTACACTGCGGGTATTGAAGAACAGGTTCTCTGGTGAAACCGGGGAGGCTGGGTATCTCATGTATGATCGAGATACGGGGCGGCTCAGCGAGACTGATGCCGTGTTTGAAGATGAATCACCTAAACAATCAAGGGAGTTCTAGTGACACAGAACCAGATCCTATTAAAGCATTTCAAGAAGGCCAAGAGTATTTCGCAGCGCGAGGCACTGGTGGATTATTCGATCCAGTCTCTCACCAAGCGTATCAGCGAACTCCGTGGCATGGGCTATCGCATCAAGACAGTCCACAAGAACCACCCTGTGACTGGGCAGAAGTATGCTCGTTATGTGATGGGTCGATAATCCCACAGTGAAAGGGATGCCAATGAAGTGGCTCCTGCTTTTATTTCTGATGAACCCTGATGGCAGCATCGAGGAATCGAAGGTCATTCCAAAAGCAATGACTCAAGAGGAATGCGAGGCCAAGGGTAAGGCAGCAACAATCTATTACAGGAAGTCCGGTCTAGATGTGAAGCATCTCTGCGTGACCGGCATTTGATAGGCTAGTCGAAAGGGACAGCGTGGCACTAATATTCGATATCGAAACAGATGGTTTGTATGATGAGGTGACAAAGATCCACTGCCTCGTGATGAAGTCTTCAGTGACAGGCGAGGTAACAACCTACACCGGCACAGATGTGGAGCAAGGCCTCCGCTTCCTGATGAAGTCCGGTTCTGTTATCTCCGGACACAACATCATCAAGTACGACATCCCTGTCATCAAGAAGCTTTACCCTTGGTGGGGTATTCAGAAGGACAAGGTGTTCGACACATTGGTTGCCACGCGCCTGATCTGGGCCAACATTAAAGACAATGACAATTTACTTCTCAAAGAGGGTCGCCTCCCCGGCAAACTCTTCGGGTCACACTCCTTGGAAGCTTGGGGTTACAGGCTCGGCAATTACAAAGGGGACTACAAGGGTGGATGGGAAACCTTCACCCAGGAAATGCTCGACTATTGCGTACAGGACGTTGAGGTCACCTCAGCCCTCTACCAAAAAATAGTCAGCAAGGACTATTCCCAAACAGCACTAGAGCTGGAGCACCAGGTTGCATGGCTGATGGCGAAGCAGGAACGTAATGGGTTCCACTTCGACATGAAAAAAGCCTCCGACCTACTGTCTCGCCTAGTGCAGCGTAGGGGGGAGCTGGAAAGAGAACTCAAAGACTACTTCGGGTCATGGGTTATCCAGCTTCCCCCTTTTGTGCCTAAGGTCAACAACAAGACCAGAGGGTACACCAAGGGTGTGCCGGTAGAGAGGAGCAAGACCATTGAGTTCAACCCCTCCTCACGGGATCACATAGCAGACAGGCTAACCACTCTGTATGGGTGGAAGCCAACGGTGTTCACCGAAGGTGGCAAGCCACAGGTGGATGAAGTTATCCTAGGTGAACTTGATTATCCCCCATGCAAACTCCTGACTGAGTATCTGACAGTCCAGAAGCGTATCTCCCAGTTGTTCGAGGGAGGACAGGCATGGATGAAATGCGAAAAGCAGGGGAGGATTCATGGGAGTGTTAATCCCAATGGTGCTGTTACTGGTAGGGCTACTCACTCTTACCCTAACATCTCTCAAGTCCCTTCTTCAGGATCGGCCTACGGAAGAGATTGCCGTGAGCTTTTTACTGTTCCTGATGGCTGGACTCTGGTTGGTGCTGATGCTTCCGGACTAGAGCTGAGATGCCTAGCCCACTACATGGCGAAGTATGATGGTGGGAAGTATGGCGAGGTGCTGCTCAATGGTGACATCCATACGGAGAACCAGAAGGCAGCAGGATTATCAACCAGAGCACAGGCAAAGACATTCATCTATGGATTCCTCTACGGAGCAGGAGACGCCAAAGTTGGTTCCATCGTTGGTGGAACTTCAAGTGACGGTCGAGAACTTAAGACTAAGTTTCTTCGCTCATTGCCAGCACTCAAACGACTTACCGAGGCTGTGCGAGAGGCTTCTAAGCGAGGCTTTCTCGTCGGGCTGGACGGGCGACAGCTACATGTTAGGAGTGCACACGCTGCACTGAACACTCTCCTCCAGTCTGCCGGTGCCATTGTCTGTAAGAAGTGGCTGGTCCTGCTTGATGCCCAGCTACAGAGTACCCTTGGATACAAGCATGGGTGGGACGGAGACTATGCCTTTTGTGCGTGGTCTCATGACGAGGTTCAGATTGCCTGTCGTACCAAAGACATTGCTGCAAACGTAATGGCTCTGGCTACGGACTGTGTTACCCAGGCAGGAGAACATTTTGGTTTCCGATGTCCTCTAGCAGGTGAGGCTAAGTGGGGAACGAGTTGGGCTGACACACACTGATATGAATCGAAAGACTACCAGTGAGATCCTTCACCGGATCTACGCACACACAATCCTGCTACAATCAAATTTTGCAAGACGGTATGACTGGGAGATTGCAGCACTCGCCTCCCTTGGTCTGATTACAACAAAGATAGGCCCGTTCAAATTTGGACGAACATGGCGGGTTACCGCTGAAGGCCTGATTCACTTGAAAGAAGAAGGGTACCTATGAAGCTGCCAAAGCGGCCTGACCACGTTCGCGTGATGGGCCGAGATTACATTATCTCTTATGAAGATGTCACCCTACTCGGTACCGACTGTCTTGGCAGATGTCACCATGCCATGTGCAGGATTGCTATCCAGAACGGGCAGCACCCTGTCGAAGAGGCAGACACCGTACTGCATGAGATACTTCATGCTGTCTGGTACTGCATGAGTGTAGCCGAGGGTGGTGCAGATGAGGAAGCGGTAGTCCGTAGGCTGTCAACAGGACTGCTGGGTGTGTTCATGGATAACCCACACCTCATGACCTACTTCCAAGATATCCAGAAGCTTACAAAGAAGGGCTGACATGAAGATTGCTGAAATCAGTGCCGTGTATTTGGATCACATGGGTAGTGACCTAGATGTTGTGGATGCTGCTCGTGTTTCCTTCAACAAGGAAAGTGAATGGGCTGACCCTGAGGAGCTGATCCTGTCTGAGAAGGACAAGAGCCTCATCACCTACCTTGCCAAGCATAACCACTGGTCTCCTTTTGCTCA